CAAGGTGAAGACGATCAAGACCCCCGTTGAGGGGTTCACCGGCCTCGTCGCAGGTGTGAACTTCGTGGACGGCGTCGGCAAGACCGACGACGAGTCCGCGATCGCCTACTTCGAGCGCCAGGGATACGGAGTCGGCGATGAGCCGGCCGAGGATCCCTCCGACCCCGATCGGAAGTACCCCGCCGGGGATCCGTCCGACAAGTGGACCAAGGACGAGCTCCTCGCGTACGCCGACGATCGCAAGATCGACATCGGCGATGCGAAGAACAAGGCCGAGATCTGGGGCGCGATCAAGCCCGGCGGCACTCCCTACAAGGGAGTCACCACCCCCGAAGGGAAGGCGCTCGTCACCGACAGCACCGACCCCGAGGACACGACCGTCAAGGACCAGGCAGACCTGCCGGTCAAGTGACGTCACGGCTCCCCGCGCGACCTTCACCCGGCCGCGCGGGGAGCACCACCGACACGTAGCTCAGCGGATACAGCCACGGTGCGCAGGTTCGAGTCCTGCCGTGTCGACCAGCACGAACACCCCACCGGCTGAGGAGGCCATCATGCGCATCAATCACCCCCGCCCCCAGCTCGGCCGCCAGCGTGACCTGGGCGTCGAGTTCACCGACGGCGTCGCGGTCGTCGAGTCGCTGCACCCCGAGCGCGAGCGCGCGCTACTGCAGCACGGCTATACGATCACCGCGGACCCCGAGGTCGAGGCCCCGTTCCAGGAGGCGATCGGCGAACCGATCATCGACCTCACGACTCTCACCAAGGCGGAACTGCGCGCGCTGCTCCCCGAGGGCGCCGAGGTGCCGAAGCGGGCCAACCACGCCGATCTCGTCGCGCTCGTCGCCGAGCTCCCGGACGAACCGGTTCTCGGGTCCACCTCCGAAGTCGACCGCATCCCGTACGAGACGGCGGAGGGTGCCGTCACCGCGGTTGACGTCGACGGGACGGTCTACCGGGCGCAGCCCCGACCGGCTCCCGGGGACGTCACCAGCATCGTCACGCTCGACGCGGACGACGAGGCGTCCGACTTCGAGGACTGACCATGCCCCAGCGCGTATATGCCACCCCCGCGGACTACACGAAGTATGCCGAGGAGAACTGGGACGGCGAGCCTGACGTGCTCACGAAGCGGCTCCGCTCGGCGTCCATCGAGGTCGAGAAGCTGACCCGCCTCGCACGCTACGACGCGGACGACGACGGGTACCCCACTGACGCCGACCAGGCCGAGGCCTTCGCTGAGGCGACGTGCGCGATCGTCGAGTACTGGTCCCCCGCCGGCACCGATGACCCTCTCGGGGTCAATGCGTCCGCCGGTGCGGTGAAGATCCTTTCCGTCTCCCTCGGCACCACGTCGTCGAACAACGACGCCAGATCCGGGCACGACAAGCTCGTCAGCCGCATCGGCGAGCGGGCGATCGACATCCTCGCGAACGCGGGCCTCCTCCGGGCGGCCGTCTACCACTCGTAGGAGGTGCCATGCCTCGGCTAAGGAAGAAGCACCTCCCGCAGCGGGTGACGGTCACCCCGTTCGTGGGCGATGGCCCCGAGGGTGACATCTGGGGTGACCCCGTCTCGGATATCCCGGCGTACGCCGAGCAGAAGACGTCGCTCAAGGTCGACCGCCGCGCCACGTCGCCGTCCGTCGGTCAGGAGATCGTGTCGCGCACGACGGTCGTACTGCTCCCCGAGCACGACTACCCGCCGCGGACCCGCGTCACCGTGTTCGCCGGCACGCCGCGCGAGCGCACGTCCGAAGTCATCGACTCCGCCCTCGGTATGTACAACGCCCGCACCCCGAACCACGTCGAGCTGTACCTCGAGTAGGAGGCCGCCATGGGCGTTCGCGCAGACGTGTCGATGACGAACAACTTCGGCGCCGTCACAGAGCAGATCCTGCAGCGGCTCGTCGAAGGTGAGAACAAAGCCGCCGAGCGCGGCGTCGCCCTCGCCGTGGACCTCTCCCCAATGGATCAGGGCAACCTCCGCGCCGCGCACCAGGTCGAGCCCGCCGCGAACCCCACCGACGGCGCGCAGGTCGTCGTGGACGCACCTCAGGCGGCCCGCCTTCACGAGCACCCCGAGTACGACTTCTCGACGGACGCGAACCCGAACGCTCAGGGCAAGTGGGTCGAGACGGCGATGGTCGAAAACAAGGGCGAGCTCGGCGCGATCATCGCGAAGGAGGTCCGCGGTGGCTGACGCACCCGAGGTCATCCTGAACCGCGCGATCGCGCAACTGCTCCACGATCGCGGCCTCGCCGTCTACGCGACAACCGGCGTCATCCCACCGCGCGGCATCCGTCTCGACGGCGTCATGCCGCTCATCGACGAGTTCACCCTCCTCACTCCTCTCCGTCCCATCCCCGACGGCCGCGCCGACATGACCTACCGGACGCAGATCTACACACGCCGCAAGGGGTCGATCCTCACCGCCCGCAGCTGGGCTGCGGATCTCCGTGCCGTGCTCGACCAGAGGGAGTACACGCCCGCCGTTCTCGGCATCTCGTGGGCGCGGGAGTTCTCCGGGGACGACTACGAACCGGACACGCAAGGCCGCTCCGCAGCCGTCGCGACCTACTACTTCCGCGGGCGCCGCCCGTAGAACCGCCGGAACCGCCGGCACCTCACCCACCGAAGGAGACGACCCATGGTCGATCACACCCTCTATGAGACGACAGTCCCCTCGGCGGGGTCTCTCGCGCTCGCTCACCAGAAGATCCTGCGCCTCAAGCAGGCCGGGGTCTTCATGAACATCACCGGCGACATCAACAACCTCGCCGGCAACCCGACCCCGATCACCGTCAACCGTGAGGTGTACGGCACGAAGGGCCGCCAGTCGCAGGACATCATCGGCTACAACTTCGCACCGTCGTTCTCCGTCGAGGGCGTCCGCGACCCGGCGACGAAGCAGCTCGTCCCGGCGCAGTCGTGGCTCGTCGACCTCCTCAACGCCGCCTACTCGGAGGGCGAAGACAACAAGCGCGAGTTCCAGTGGTTCGACGCGCTCGACCCCCGCCTGCCCGCCTTCGAGGGCAAGTTCTCCGTCGCTGTCGCCGACCTCAACACGGGATACGCCGACAAGGGCGGATGGACGTTCACCCTCACGAACGACGGCGTCGTGGAACGCATCGCGTCTCCGATCGAGTCGGACGGCACCGCGGTCCTCGAGTCGGCATCGCCCGCAGGCCAAGCACCCGGTGACCTGATCGTCGTCCGCGGCTACGGTCTGTCGACGACGGTGTCCGCGACGATCGACGGTATCGCCGTCGAGGATCTCCGCATCGTGGACGACAACGCCGTGGTGCTGCTCATCCCGGCCGCGGTCGCAGGTGCGGCGCCGATCATCGTCACGAACGCCACCGGCGCCTCGGCAGCACTGCCGTACGCCGCGGCCTGACCCCGGGAAGCAGGGTTCCTATGGTCACCGCATCTGAGGTCGGCCGCGACCTGCATCTGACCGTGGAGGGCGTCGCACCGTACATCGTGCGGCCCCTCCCCGGTCGGATCGGCGAGCAGATCACCTCCACCTATCTCGACGCCGCCACCGGCCGTGCCACCACCGAGGACATGACGGACGCGTTCCGTATGGCCCTCGACGGCGCGGTGAAGGACTGCGACCGCTACGTTCCACTCCCCGAGTCTGAACAGCACAACTACAACCGCCTGCAGGACGAGCTCCGCACGGCGGAAGCCGAGTCGGTCCTCATGCCTGCGTTCCTCTGGCAGACCGTCCTCGGCCTCCCCGGCGTCACCGCGTTCATCCAGGGCGGTGAAGGCGTCGCCGGCGGGGTAAAAGCCCTCTGGGCGCTGACCGCGCGTTTGGGGATCTCTCCCTCGCGGACATCGCCCCATTCGGCATTGGACGAATTGACCCGGCTACAGGCCGCTACCCCGAATACGTCTTCCCCCCAGGGTGGCGTGAAGCCCGGGAAGCAGCCGCAGGACAGGCAGCCGAAGCAGAACAGCGTCTGACGGCAGCGACCGCCCGGGACATCTGGAAGACCGCGCTCCCGCAGCTGTACGGCGAGGTCGAACTCGACCTCGCCCAGCATCACCTGATCTCCGACCTCGACCGCGCCCTCGACACGAGGACGTGGCATTTCGTCCGCTCCGCCGTCACCCGGCTGATGGACATCGACGCCTCATGGCTGCGAAGGACGGTGGTTGCCGATGTTCGACGCCGGAGCCCTCGTATTCAACATCCGGACGGCCGGGGAGCAGGTCTTCACTCGGAACGTGGAGCAGGCTGACCGTTCCGTCACGAAGCTCGGCCAGTCGTCGAAGACGGCGGCGGACAAGACCGAGGAGCTCGGCAAGAAGCAGGACAAGACCACCGAGTCGACCTCCCGCCAGGCAAAGGCCCAGCAGGACGCCGCCGCGAAGGCGCGTGACCTCGCTGACGCGCAGGACCACGTCGGCAAGGTGCTCGTCACCGCGGGTGCAGCGATCGTCGCCACCACGGCGCTTACCGTGCGCTCCGCGATCCGGTGGGAGTCCGCATGGGCGGGCGTCACGAAGACCGTCGAGGGCACTCCCGAGGTGCTCGCTGAGGTCGAGGACGGCCTCCGTGGGCTCGGCGACGTGCTGCCCGCGTCGCATGACGAGATCGCGGCCGTCGCTGAGGCTGCCGGACAGCTCGGCGTCAAGACGAAGGACGTCGTCGGCTTCACCCGCACGATGATCGACCTCGGCGAGACGACGAACCTCTCGTCCGACCAGGCCGCGACATCCCTCGCCCAGTTCATGAACATCATGGGCACCGCGGGCCAGGACGTCGACCGACTTGGCTCCACGATCGTCGCGCTCGGCAACGACGGTGCCTCCACCGAGGCCGAGATCGTGTCCATGGCGCAGCGCATCGCCGGATCCGGCAAGCTCGTCGGCGCCACCGAGGGCGAAGTGCTGGCCCTGTCGAACGCGCTCGCATCCATGGGCGTCACGGCGGAACTCGGCGGCGGCGTCGCGTCCCGCATCCTCCAGGACCTCTACTCGGCTGTCGAGACCGGCGGAGAGCGACTTGACGCCTTCGCCGACGTCGCCGGCATGTCCGCGCAGGACTTCGCCACCGCGTTCGAGAATGATCCGATCCGGGCGATGGGCGCATTCGCGACCGGCCTCAATGGCGTCGAGGCGTCCGGCGGCAACGTCGTCCAGACGCTCACCGACCTCGGCTTCAAGTCGACCGAGGAGCAGCGGGTCCTCCTGCAGCTCAAGTCGGCCGGCGATCTGCTCACCGACTCCCTCGACCTGCAGAACACCGCATGGGACGAGAACTCTGCCCTCACCGATGAGGCCGCCAAGCGGTACGACACTGTCGAGTCGAAGCTCGGCATCATGCGCAACCGCATCAATGACGCCGCGATCGACCTCGGATCCGTGTTCCTCCCCGCCCTCGCTGACGGCGCGGAGGTCGTCGGCGACCTCGCAAGCGGGTTCGCTGCCCTCCCCGCACCGATCCAGCAGGCGATCACCGTCGGCGGGCTCATGGTCGGCGTCATCGCCCTCACCGGCGGTACCGCGCTGATCGCCGTCCCGAAGGTCCTCGCGTTCCGGACCGCGCTGGCGCAGCTGAACATCACAGCCTCGACCGCACGCTCGACACTCGGTCGAGCGGCTGGTTTCCTCGGCGGCCCGTGGGGTGTCGCGCTGGTCGCGGCGACCGCGCTGATGGCGACCTACAACCGCGTCATGGAGGAGGGCGTCCCGGCGCAGGAAGAGGTCACGAACAAGATCCTCTCTACCGCCGACGCGAGCGACAAGCTGGGCGCAGCGATCGCGAAGAACAAGTTCTTCCCTCAGGTCGACGCGTCCACGATGGACATGCTCTCCGACCTCCCCACGCTGCTCGACCAGGGCGCGGAGGCGTCGGAGAACTGGTTCGTCGGCCTGATGAAGTCCTCCACCGCATCCGACAACGCGTTCGACGCACTCGACCGGTATGGCGAGGCTCTCGCCGGTCTTGTGGGTACGGACCTTCCCGAAGCTGCTGCCGGGTTCCGTCAGCTGGTGGAGGACCAGGACCTCACCGATGAGCAGGCGCTCGTGCTTCTGGACAGGATGCCGGCACTCCGAGAGGAGCTGCTCAAAGTCGCGAACGCGAACGGCACGGCAGCCTCTGAGACCGACCTGTTGAACATGCTCCTCGAAGAGAGCGAGGACGAGTCGAAGTCCGCCGCTCAGGGCTACATCGAGGCTGCCGAGGGCGCCGCGCAGCTGAGCCAGGATCTGGACCAGTTGCTGGAGCTCCTCAACAAGGCGAACGGCGTCGGCCAGGACGCGATCACGATGAACCTCGACTACCGCGACACTCTCGCGGAGGTCGACGAGGCGATCAAGCTCGCGCACGAGGGCGCCGAGGGATACGCGATCACGCTCGACGAGGGGACGCAGGCGGGCCGCGACAACCGTCGCATGCTCGTCGACCTCGCGTCCGACGCATGGGATGCCGCCGCGGCACAGTTCGAGCTCGACGGGAACACCGAGACGTACCGGCAGAACCTGGAGAACTCCAGGCAGGCACTTCTCGATCGCATCGAGGACCTCGGCCTGTCCGGGGACGCCGCGGAGAACCTCGCCGATCAGATCATGGACATCCCGGACGAGACCGAGTGGAAGCTCATCGCTCAGACCGCGCAGGCCCAGCTCGAGATCGACAACTTCGTGAACCGGAACGGCCAGAAGACGATCAATGTCTGGCTCAACCCGCAGACGCAGGCGCTGAACGATGCGTTCGCCGGCTACCTGAACACGAACGGATTCAAGAACGCTGACGGCAATGTCGTCCAGTACGCGGATGGCGGCGTGGAACACCACGTCGCTCAGATCGCGAAGGGCGGCGACGTCCGGGTCTGGGCCGAGGACGAGACCGAGGGCGAGTCGTACATCCCTCATGCGATGTCGAAGCGTGCACGGTCGGATCAGATCATGCACGAGACCGCGCGGATCCTCGGCGGGACCTACATTCCTGCTGGGGCGCAGCGGTTCGCTGACGGCGCTGTGGTGTCCGAGGCCGCCGCCGCTTCCCCGACGGTCAACGTCATCCTCTCGACAAAGGGCGGGATCGACCTCCTGGAATACATCGACGTCAAGGTCGAACAAGGGTCGGGCAAGTTGACGAGCGCTCTGAGAGGTTCATGATGCTGGCAGGTGCGATCGCCCGGTTCGCTGGGATCACCGCCTATGGCGACAAGTTCCACGGCCTCGGATTCCACTTCACGGACCTCGACGGCTGGACCGACGCGCCGGCCGTGGACATGGAGTCGGTGAAGCGCCCCGCCGGGCACGGGCGATACGTCACCCCTGCGTATCTCGACGATCGCGTTGTTCGCATGCCCGGGTTCTATGTGGCGCGGAACCTCATGGAGCTCGAGCATGCGTCCGCCCAGTTCCGGGGTCTGATCTCTCGCCAGATCCGCCTGACCATCGAGGATGCGCTCGGCACGGCGTGGGTCGACGGAACAGTGACGGCCGCTGTGTTCCGCAACAGCGGGTTCGCCCCCGAGGGCAGTTGGTCGCTCGAAGTGACCTGTGAGGATCCCCGAAAGTACGGCGATGTCAACGACTTCGCTGCAGGTGTCATGGCGATCAACCGGGGCAACTTCCCCGCCGTGCCGGAACACCTGGTCACCGGGACGTCCGCGACCTACACGATCAACGGCCCCGCCGGGAAGCGCTTCATCGTCTCGTCCGGTCCGGGCTCGGGAACCGACCGGATCGACATGTCCACTGGTCGGGTGTACCGCAACGGAGCCCTGCAGCTCGGCGTCACATCACGCGCCGACCTATGGACAGTCCCCATAGGGCTCCCCGGCGTGACCCACACCATCACCGCTGGCTCGCTGGTCACCAGAGTGACCGACACGTTCGTTTGAGGAGGCGCGTATGTGGAAGTTCTCGATCCACAACACGATCTCCGGAGCGAAGCTGCTCGACATCGAACCATCCTCCGGCGCATGGCGTCGCGCCCTCGGCGGCGGCGGAGATGGACAGCACACGCTAAAGCTGCGCGAAGGCAAGCAGGATATCACTCCGACGGTCGCACGGCAGCTGTCAGAGCCCAACCAGGCGAGCATCGCTGTCCGCTGGGACGACACCGTGCTGTACGCCGGCACGATCTCCCAGGCGGTGTACGCCCGCGACAACGGCGAACTCACGATCCACCACGACGAGGGTATCCGCGGTCTCTTGCGGAACCGGACGACTTTCGGCGTCGGTGGAGGCTACGCCGACGGACACCTCGTCGTCACGAACCGGTCAGCGGCGGGAGCCGTGCGAGCGATCCTGTTCCGCGGAGCTGGTGGCACGTGGGGAGCGACCTGGGATCTGCCGATCGACCTGCCGGCCGATGCCGCCGGGGCGATCTCCTTCACGTGGCGGCGGTGGGACTATCCCCTGATCGATGACCTGCTCGGACAGGTCGAGGCACTCGGTTGGGAGATCGATTTCCGCCCGTACCTGAACTCGAACGGGACGCTGAGATACGAAACGATCGTCGGGTCACGGATCGCGGCGGGAACTCTCGAGTTCGTCCTCACAGCGGAGAAGACTCCTGTCCGGCGACTGACCGTCACCCGCGACGGATCGAAACAGCTCTCCGGTGTGTTCGTGCTCGGCAAGGGTTCCGAGGACAAGATGCTGCGCGGCGAGGCAGGATTCGTCGCTGGCCCCACCATCCCTGTACGAGATGCTGTGCGCTCTCGCAAAGACGTGTCCTCGCAGGCACGGCTGACCGACATGGCGATGGCGGACCTGCTGGAGCACCGATCGCCGACCGAGCAGTGGGACTTCTCGCTTGTCGCTGAGGTAGATGGTGACGCCGAGCTCCTGGACGTCGGCGGGCTCATCCCCGGAGCGACGATGCGGCTGCTGTCATCGGGGGACAACTTCATCCCTGACGGCACCCACTCGATGCGGATGGTAGCGGTGCGCGGGGACATGTCGAGGACGCTGAAACCCGAGGTGCAACCGTGACCGACTTCCTCGGCAACCTCAAGACGGAGCTGCACGAACTCCAGCGCCGCATCGGCGTGCTCGAATCCGCATCACCCCTCGGTTGGTCGTCCATCTCCGAAGGTGCTCTCGAGATCCGTTCCGCCGCGGGCCTCATCGTCGTCGGCACCGCGCGAGTAGACGGCACCCAGTATGTCGATGGGCGCCTGGAAGGCTCCGGCGTCTTCGACTGGAGCGGCCCCCTGTTCCTGCGCGGCAACACGGGGATCACCGGAATCCTCCAGGTCACCGGGGCGACCACTCTCGCCGGGAATCTGAACGTCACGGGGCTGACGACGCTGAACGCTGACGTCACGCTCAACAACGACCTCACCCTTGGCGCCTCCGGGCAGATCACCGCCGGCACCGTTCGGATCAACCGGTTCGGGTCGTACGGCGGGCAGATCGTCTCCACCGGATCCGTGCTCTATCTCAGCGCGGGCTCATCCATCATCGTCGGGGCGGAGTACCTCTCGACGAACAAGATCGAGGCAACGGACGTCCGATGCTTCACTCTCGACGTGCTCGGGGCGAAGAGCTTCCGGATGCCGCACCCGACCAAGCCGGGTCATTGGCTCCGCCACGGCTCGACCGAGTCGCCGGTGTCAGGGACTGAATACACCGGCAAGGTCACGCTCGACTCGAACGGCGAGGCGGTCGTCGAACTCCCGGAGTACTTCGAGGCGTTGAACAAGCCGGACGGGCGCACCGTGCAACTCACGCCGGTCGGGCGACCGTTCCCTGTTGGCGCGGACGAGGTGGCTGACGGCCGCTTCACTGCGTACGGGGAGCCGGGCCGTGATGTGTTCTGGCTCGTCAAGGCTGAGCGATTCGGCGGCGACTTTCTGCTCGAGGAGCAGATGGCTCAGCCTCCGTTCCGCGAGTCTCAGTAGCCCAGCATCTCCGGTGTCGGCATGCTGCCGTCCGCGAACTCCGCACGGGCGGCGTCTTCGCCGATCCCCTGGTAGTAGGCGAGACGCCGCTGTGTCAGGTCGGGGTAGTCCGACGGGCCCTCCGAGAACTCGGGGCAGTACGCGAGAGCCGCTGCCGAGATCAGCGCGGCGTCACCCGCGGCAGCGCCACCGGCGCGCATCGCATCGCACGCGCTCTTTGCGACGTCGACCACGTCATGCCCGAGCGCGCTCAGGCTGTCGTTCCGGGCCGCGATGTTCAGCACGGCCTGGTCCGGGTAGAACGCGGCACAAATCACGTCGTTCGCGTTGCCGGGGTCGCACACCTCGCCGGGAGCCGTGGCGTCCGCCGCTGTTTCGGGAGCCGGCGTCTCCTCCGTCCCGCTCGCCGTGACGGTCTGAGCCGACTCCTCGTCGCGGGTGCTCGTCGGAGCCGTGGAGGCGGCGGATGCACATCCCGTGAGGGCGAGTAAGGCCATAGCGCTCACCAGGGCGATTCGGATCTTCATGACTCGTTCTCCTTCACGTACTGGATGAGTGCTCGTCGGATGACGACGGAGACGTTCTCGCCGTTCGCCTTTGCGGCTTCATCGGCGGGCATCCAGATCTCGTCTGGTACTCGGACCTTGCGAACCGGCGTCTCTGTCATTGCACCACTGTAGCCACACTGTAGCCACATATCAATAGGAGAGATCGTGGACCTGATCCCGAACGCCGATGAGCTTCGCGTACTGCTGGCCTCCGAGCCAGGAGCCGACGTCGCACTGATCGAGGTCGAAGGGCATGAGCCGTTCTACGTCGGCCTGGACGACGCAGGCGAGCTCGTCAGAATCGAGCGTTCCTGATGGGCGGCAGCAAGTACCCGCGCTCGAAGGTCGACCTCGGCGGCGGGCGTGGCTGGGCCACGAAGGAAGCCGCGGCATCCATCCGCAGGATCGACCGTGCGATCGGTCACCGCCTGCAGATCACCGAAGCCGGCCGCTCGTTCTTCCAACAGGACGAGCACTGGCAGAAGTACATCCGCGACGGCTTCCCGATCGCGATGAATCCGCGCAACGACCCACCGAGCGTGCACCAGATCGGTGACGCGATCGACAGCGACGAGGCCCAGCGGTTCGTCGCTCTCATGGCCGAGCACGGCTGGATCCGCACCGTCTACCGCTGGGTAGGCGGCGTCTGGACTCTCGTCGAGCGCTGGCACTTCGAGTACTTCATCGCCAAAGACAAGCACCGCTTCGACCCCACCCCCGCGAGCGGCGGAAAGACCGCCTTCGCTGTCCCCGAGGAGGACGACATGGAACCGCAGTTCATCGCAGGTGAGCAGAAGGGCACGAGCGGTCAGATCTACCAGCTGCGCTCAGACGGCAAGAAGCGTCTTGTGAAGTCCCCAGAGTGGACCGCTCGCCGCAGGATCGAGAGCGCCACAGGGGTGAAGATCGCGATCGGGCTCATCCCCGATGCGGATCTCGCAAAGATCCCGAACGTCTGATGCCGGACCTGACCGCGATCGGCGGATGGATCGTCGCGGTCATCGTCGGGGCGATCGCGGCGGTGGCGTCGTTGTTTCCGAAGAAGGGGTCGCTCGAGCACCAGATGATCGACCAGCAGCAGGAGCGCATCGAGACGCTCGAAACGCGCGTCGACCGACTCGAACCTGCGTTGCTGCGTTATCAGCGCCGCGACCTCGCATGGGAACGCCGAGAAGCGCAGCTCATGAGCGGCGTCGAACGCGGCCTATACCCGCCCTGGCCCGACAAGACCGGAATTCTCGCTGAGGAGAGACATGACTGACACCGATGCACTACTGAAGGCGTCTGTGCGTGAACGACGCCGACTGTCGGCGATGTTCACAATCCTCCTCGTCGTCGTCGCTGGGGTGCTCGGCACCGCATGGATGCTTGAGCGCTCGCGCGGCGACTCATGGCGCGACCAGGCCCTGCACTGGCAGGACGAGTACGTGAGTCTCTATGACGAGTTCACCGCTTCGACGGGCGAGGAGCCTGACGCCCCGGAGCCGGCCGACGTCGCACAGGGCGCACCAGAAGCCGTGCCAGGCGAACCCGGTCCAGCCGGGGTCGCAGGAATCCCCGGGCCCGTCGGCGCGCGCGGCCCGGGTCCGTCAGGCCAGCAGATCCTCGACGGGATCACGCGGTGCTTCACAACAGGTACCTGCACCGCCCCAGCAGGCGACGCCGGCCCGGCAGGCACGCCCGGCGCCGATTCATCAGTTCCCGGTCCCGCAGGCCCGTCCGGCCCGGCAGGCGCCGCAGGCCCCGCGGGTGCGACTGGACCTCAGGGGCCCGCTGGGCCCGCCGGTCCCTCCTGCCCGGACGGATTCACCGCGACCCTCGCTTGGATCTCGGTCTCCGCGACCCAGGCCGACCTCCCGCAGCAGAGACAGGCGATCGTCTGCCTGCCACCGACAACACCCTCCGAAGGAGAACCCGCACCATGAACGCATTCGCCCGATTCTTCACCGACGAACGGCGGCAGCTGATCCAGACCTTCCTGGTCACGCTCGCCCCGCTCGCGATCATGTTCGGCTACGGCACCGACGGTATTTGGGAGCAGGTGCTCATCATCTCGGGTGCCGTGCTCGGCGCCCTCGCATCGTTCCTGAGCCTGCTGAACGTCCGCGTCGCCGACTGGGCGACGCAGGGGTGGGCAATCGTCCGAGCTGCCATCTACGGGCTCGGCACAGTCGTCTCCCCATCGCTCGTACTCCTCGGCCTCTACGACGACGCGACGAACACGCAGATCCTCACCGGATTGTCGCTCGGCCTCACCGTTCTGTCCTCTGCGATCGCGATCTTCGCGAACGGTCGGCAGCAGCTCGTCGAAGCCGTGCCCCTCCCGCCTGGGACACTGCGCCGAGACTTCAAGGGGGAGTAATGCCCGGTGATGTTGTTGGTCGCCTCGCCGATGTGGGGCTCAACCCGCTTTTGGGCCGGTTCCCCAGGCTGACGCTGCGCCTCGACCAGCCGACGACTTTCGGTACACGGCTGCTCGTGACGGACAAGTTCGAGGCGACGATCAACGACGCAACGGGCGAATTCGTCTTCCAGAACGTAGTCGGATCTGACGAGATGCTACCGGCAGGTACGTACACGCTCACGGCCGACTGGGATGCCGGTCGAGAGCTCGATGTGCTGTCAGGCCTGCGCGTGCCGTCCACGGGCGGCACCGTCAGCGACATGATCGCGGCAATGGGGCAGGCGCAGCCCGGGACGGTCATGTACGGGTTCGGGCCACCACCCGCAACCCTCAGCAACGTCCTCTACGCGGACATCTCAGGCGCGAAACCGGTGCTCTATGCGCCGAGCAATGGAGGCACATGATGGCTGGTCTGATCCCTATCGGGGAGATTGAAGCCGCGAGCGACATCACCACAGGCGCGGTCATCGGCCAGGAGGGTTCCTGGGCGCAGCGGGCGGTGGACGACCGGGTCGAGGGTGTTGCAGCTGGCATCATCGCCAGTGACCCGACCGTCAAGGCCGCCGCCGCCAACGCAGTGGCGAACGCGGGCGACACACAGTTCTTTCGACAAGATGGGGCGCGCCGATACCTGGGCAACTGGGACTTCGAGGTGGCGCCGTCCGCGCTGAACGCGCCCATCGACGGTAACTGGTACAACGTGACGAGCGTTCGCAGCTGGGAGACGGTGGCGGACGGCCCCGGTGGTCTCCCCGCGAAGGTCGTGCGCCAGCTCTCTGCCTCGGGGTTCACTCTGCAGCGGATCGCGAACACGCAGACTCTCGGGATCTCCGGGAAGACCGTCACGCTCTCGATCACGGCTCGTGGGCTGGCGCTGAACGGCGTGCTGTTTTGTAAGCTGCGCATCTTCGTCACGGACCAGGCGGGTACCATCGCGGATATCACTCCGGTCGAACACTTCGGCCTTGAGTGGAAGACGCTGGACATCGATATCGCCATCCCGGCGACGTCCACGTACGTGAGCGTCGGCCTGGGGATCGGTGGAGGCGCGGGGAACGGCACAGCGCGAGGCGAGTACGACTCCGCCAGCCTGTCCCTCAAAGGTGCCGACATCCATAAGGCCATCGCAGCAACCGTGGCTGAGGAGGTTGATGGCGCGGGGCTGATGACCGAGGCCACTGGCGATGTCAGGTACCTGCAGAAGAACGAGCAGCGCGCGCAGGTGATGTCCGACTGGCTGCAGATGTCGAAGGGCAGCGTTGGCACGGGTAACGCGATTCCGGTGTCACTGCGGTTCGACGACTGGCAGGATCAGATCCTGTCGCTCGGTCTTGTCGACGAGATGCGGAACCGCGGCCTTTTCGGGTCGATCGTGCTGTGCTCCCGGCTCGGATCCAATCCGTGGAACCAGACGATCACGTACGACATTCTGCGTACGTGGAACCAGGACTACGGGATGGAGATCTGGTCTCACGGGACCGATCACAACACGCCCGCCCCGGATGGGTACGCGGGGTTCTATCGAGAGATCGTGACGTCGAAGGCGGAGATCGAAGCTCAGAACATCCGCTGCATGGGATTCGCTCAGCCCGGTGTCGCAGCGCCGGGCTACGGGCCCGAGCTCGACAACGGCGACTGGTCCACCGTTCCGGGCCAGCTGTTGACGGCAACGTACCCGCTGGTCGAGACCGACATGACTCGGACATTCCGGTTCCTCCCCTCCAACCTTCGGTACGGGCTCGGTCACACAACGATCTCGGACGGGGCTACCTACGCGGCTATCCTCGACCGGCTGGAGGCGGCGATCATCCAGCGCGCCGGGATCCAGTTCATGATCCACGCGGGGAACCTCGGAGTCGGGTCGAACATGACGGTCAACCAACTGCTGCAGTTCTTCGACGTGCTGCAGGCGAAGGTGATCGCGGGCGAGATTGTGATCGTCCAGCCTTCGACTCTGCCGTTCTGTGATGTGACGCACGGCAACCGGCGCAACCTGCTCGGCAACGGGAGGTTCACCCGGCCTGTGGCGACAGGCAGCATCGGAACGTCGAACTGGGTGAACATCAACGGGTCACGTTCGATCGAGACGATCGCAGACAGTCCATCCGGGCCGGCGAAGGTGCTACAGATCGCAGGAAACGAGCTGGCCTCCCAGGGCGTGACTCAATACCAGGGGCTCAACCTCATCGGCCAGACTGTCATCCTCGAGGCGAACGTTCGCAGCGTCGGCGGCGACTCGACATGGCGGGTAGGGATCGACGCGCTCGAAGGCGCGGGCACCTGGACTCGTTCGTGGAGCGGCCCGGCGACCGCCGGATGGTCGAAGGTCCGTCTCGTGTTTACGCCTCCGCCGACTGTCAAGCTGGGCGTGCTCGTCATCCTCGGCCGCCTGGCGTCTGGAACTGTTCAGTTCGATGACGTGAGGCTGCACGTCGCATGATCCCAACCCCCTCCCGCGCTTCGGCGCGGGGGGGGTTTCTCGCGTTTCCCGGTAGTCTGCACCGGTGGCACATCGTCTAGCAGGGTTCGCGCTCGCCCTCCTCATCGTCTCGGGACAGATCAAGTCGCACCCCGCGCTGCAGTGGGTGCCCGTCGACATGACGATCCTCTCGGGCGGCCTGGTACTGCTGATGATGCTGGTCTCGCGCCTGACTGACGGGCGGGCGTCCCGTTGGCTGGCCCTGCCCGTCTTGGTGTGGGTCACAGCGACACTCACGCTGGCTACGCCGCTATTTCGTTCCGAGTACGCGAGTTCGAAGGTGCAGACGTTCTTCACCGTCACGCTCCTCCTCGCCATCGCACCGTTTTACCTCCTGCGCGAGCACGCGCAACGCAAGTCGTTCTTGGTGACGCTCGTCGGCGTCGGAGTGTTCTCGATCATCAGCGTCCTCTCGAGCGCCCCGCAGCAAGAGTTGTACGGCCGCGTGTCTGCAGAAGGAACGGACACGATCGGAACGGCCCGCCTCGTCATGACGGCCGCGATCATCCTCGCCGTTTACGCCATCGCCACCCGCAAGCACGTGGCGCTGCGTCTCACCGCGACGGGAGCAGCCGGCGTCCTCGCTGTCGTCGCGCTCATGACCGGAAGCCGTGGACCTGCGCTCGCGGCCGGCCTTGCACTTGCTGTCGCCGTCGTGTTCGCGCCCCAGTTCAGGAAGTATCGATTCCGCGCCATCGCCGCTATGGTCATCATCGGTGGCGGGGCGATCTGGTATCTCGCGGAGCAGGACAACGTTGGCTTCGCGCGCATCCTCGGATTGTTCACGGGCGACAGCGACCAGTCGCTCATTACGCGCAACAGCCTCTGGCAATACGCCGCAGACAGTGCTCTCATTCACCCGTTCGGCCTCGGCTGGGGATCATTCGAAGTGGTTGGAGGGCTCAACCCCTATCCGCACAACCTCGTCCTCGAGGTGGCGTACGAGCATGGGTGGTTCGCTGTGATTCTCGTAGTGGTTCTGCTGGTCGCGGGTGTAGTCACTGCGATCCGCCGGGCAACAGATGTGGCGGGCGTCGCGATGCTCGCGCTTCTCATCTTCAGCATCTTCAACGCCATGGTGTCGTCCGACATCAATGGGTCTCGCCTGCTCGTGGTGGCGCTGTTCGCAGCGTGGGCAGTCAGGCTTCCTCAGGATGGCGAGCAAGCAGCGCCCGCAGAAGAAACAGCCACACGAGCGACCCGCCCAGAAGTACGCACGCCACTATCACCGTGAACATATCCCGAGCGGTCATGATGGCAACGATCGCGAAGTAGAAAAGCCCTATCGCGTAGATCACTTGCCTCTGCATACTGAACAGCCTAGATGTGCCGGACGGTCACGCGCGCCGCACGGAGAGTAGCTGCCAGCCCTCGGGGACCTGCGCCTCGAGGCCTTTCATGTTCTCCGCTTCGATCTCACGGGCGCCCTCGCGGCGCTCGAACTTGCCCTCCACGGAGCGCACCGGGGTTCCGTTCGTCATGGTCGGCACCGCGGAGACGAGCTCCCAGCCTTCGGGAGCCTGTGCGACGAGCTGCGCGCGAACGTCTGCGAGCTCTTCGCCCTTGAGGGTGATCGTGTGTGTCTCGATGGGGCGGATGAGTCCGATGAGCATCAGACCAGCCTAGGACTCCGCTCGACGGCTGGCGGCGCGAGAGCGTTTGCTCTGCCGCGCGATCAGAGCGTCGAGACCTGTCCGAATGTCCTCGGCGCTCATCAGCCACGGGACCGAGAACCCCGCGAGCTTGTCTGTGCGTATCGGTATCGCGGTCTCGATCTCGTGCTTGAAAAGGATCATGGCTTGGAACGCCGGGTAGCCAGAGCCGTCAGCGAAGCATGCCAACTCGCTGTTCGCGACCTTCAGCGAATAGGTGGTGCCGTCCAGTGCTTCCGCGATCGAGTTCGCGGCTGAGTAGTGCAGCCGAACGTCTGCGAGTGGCAGGCGTTCCGGGGCGTCCAGCTGAGCCATGACGCCGTTGATCTCACCAATGATGCGTCGGACAGGGAACATCACCGGCACGCGCAGATTCCCGCCGTGGATGAGTACCCGGCGCACGTTCAGCGAGAACTTCTCGAGATAGTCGAAGGAGCGTCCCTTGTCACGCGCGTCGTGAGCGACGCTGTGCCCCAAGTCTTGGAGCATTGACTTCTCGCCGGCTCGCTCACGCAGCAGGATCAGGAGGGCCACCGTGTCCGACCGCGAGAGTGGTCCGTCCAGGGTGCCCAGCATCCGGACCAGCTCGCGCAGATGGCCCCTATCTCGCTCCCGCATGAGCAGACCCTACCGTCTCCGAACTTCGCGTGCGCTAGACAGCGAAGACCGAGTTGTCGTATCGTGCGAGGTCAGCACGGTTACGCGGTAGCGCGGTTCGGGGGAGGTCCCGTTCACCGAGCTGAGGCCTTCCGCCGAGTGCATGCGAAAGCCGCACGGAGCGGAAGGCCAACCACTCGGTCACTCCCGATCGTCGAGCTGTACCGCGTTGCCCCACACCCAGCACCGGAACGTCTGATCCTCGGCACGGAACTCGATACCGGCGGCGAGGGGCGTGGAGCGGACGAGCTTCGCGTCGACCCGCACCGCCTCGGGTCCGAACCGGACCCATACGCGGACGCGCTTAGGTCGCGGGTAGATCGTCATCGGCTGCTCGCGCACGTCCATCTCGCGCTCGGTGAGCGACTGCAGCGGGCCGTGCTTCGCTGCCTCGAGGATCGATCGCGCCTGCGACTGCATGTCGCGGTAGGCGGAGAGCGTCGCCCCAGGGTTCCCCATAGCCGGTGGTTCCTTCCTCCGGCCGAGAGATTCGATTCTACGGGTCGACTCCGACGTCTATTTCGTCCGCTTGCGCGCCTTGAAGAGCCCCGGGGGACACGAGCCTACGCCCGCGGCCAGACAACGTGAACCTCGATCATATAAACGATTGACAGTGCGATCGTGCACCGGTTAGATTAGAACATATCTTCTAGAAAGGACGGATATGGCGATCACACTCTGGCCGAATGGCACCGTGACTCGACCTGCGATTTCATCGCCCTTCGGCGACTCGCGACCAGGCGGGCGGACACATATGGGGGTCGATTTCACCGGGTTCGCCACCGTTCGGGCGGTAGCCAACGGCGTTGTAGCCCATGTCGGCTACCGCGCCGGATGGGAGCCCGGCGGCAACATGGTGTGGATCAACCACGACGGATACCTGAGTCGGAGCCTCCACCTCGTCACGAACAGTCAAACGGTTGCCGTCGGGCAGGCGGTCGTCGCTGGCCAGCCCCTCGCGACCATGGGAAACACCGGCATCGGATCCGGTGTGCACCTGCACCTTGAGATCGCCCCCGGCGGCGGGGGTCAGGTCGATCCTGTTCCCTATCTTCAGAATCTCATCAACGCCAACACCCCCGACCCCGAACCAGTCCCCAAGGAGGACGACATGGCCTATCCCATCACCTGCAACGGACGCGCTTACCTTGTGGCGCCCGGATACATCAAGAGCCTCAACACCCAGCCGGACGCCGACCTGACCCGCAATATCGTGTCCGCGACGGATACCTGGATCGCACTGACCGAGACGCAGTTCCACGGTCAGCTCAGCTCCTTCGGCATTCCGTCGTCGGTGGTCAACCTCGCGACCGGCGCGGTCACCAACGCCGAAACCGGACTCCCCGAGGGCGGCGGAGTCTGGACGTGGGCACGCCTGGCAGTCGTGAACACCAACCGCATCCTCGCCAAGCTCTAAAGAACGCCAAGGACTGGGCCCCTCCTGACATCGCGTCGGGAGGGGCCCAGCTGTGTTTCAAGCCCTCGGTGCTCTGGTGCTCGCTCGCCTCAGTGTTCCCGCTCACTGTGCTGTCGGTGGTCGATGGAAGGATCGGTGACCGTGACGCCTGCTGACCTCCTCGCCTTCGAAGCCGCCTACCCGTCCCACACGCCCTCGAAGGAGGAGCGGATCCGCCGCGAGCTCGGCATCACCCCGACGCGCTATGTCGTGCTGCTTGCTCGTGCTGCCGAGTCTCCCGAGGGGCTCACTGCTGACCCGGTCACATCCCGCATCGTGCGGGAACGAGCGGCGCGGCGGGCTGCGACGCGCGCACAGCGAAACCAGCGCGCCGCCTAGGCCGTAGTTAGTTATTGCTCGCGTTGACAGCCCACGACCCACGCACGACATCGGCGATGGCCACGTGCAGCCGAGAACCGTCGGGCAGGGAGGCATCGACGAACGGCTGGCTGATGTCGACGCGTCGTCCGGTCGACTGCAGCATCCGTTCCACGACGTCGCGCACCGCGATCTCGTCGAGCTGAAGGGGCGTCCGCTCGGCTACGCCCTCCCGCGCGACGTGCACGTGACCGGTGCCGTTCAGCCAGATCTCCTCGACCGCGGGATCATCGAGCAGCGGCTGCAGTGCCCCGAAGCCGCTCAGGGACGCGAGCACGTCGCGCACGCAGGCGGCTTCGTCTTCGATCAGCGCCTCACCGCGGGTCAGCGCACGATCGTCATGGCGGCGCACCTCAGCATGCGCGAGTCGCCGTGCCGCTTCCGGATCGACCGTGGGATCGACGCCCTCCGCCCGCAGATGCGCACGTACACGTTCGGCGACCAGGGCGGATGGATGACTCACCCACGCATCCTCGCAACAATCGGCCACCTGGCTTCGACGTT